AAAACCTGTAGGCGTTTGGGAGGGGGGAAGTATACGAAGCAACGAGACCACACGATGACCCGACGTGTCACCCTGAAATCCTTATTATAGTTACTTCTTCTTGTCTTTCAAGGCTTCGAGTTGACGCACATGTTTTGCAGAGTAACATGTGTCTTTACCTTTGGCCTTGTCTTTGGCTGATTTCTTGCTTTCTTTACGAGTTTTAGGGTCTTGGTCCATTCTGTGAGAGGGGAAGTCTAGTCTTTAGTACAACTTAAATCCATTTTTATCACTTCCGCCACGACGACGACGAGCTCCAGTCAAGGGAGCTGCAGTGCTTGCACCTGGGCCTTCGCTTCCACCACCAAACAACTTGAACATACGACGAACAGTCTTCTTGGAACCCTTCTTAGAGACTTTGGCAGTCTTCTTGTAGGTCTTTGCAGCCATCTTCAAGACTGCGGATAAAGGCTTGCCCTTGTTGGCCTTCATTGTCTTCTTAACGTGGGTCATCCATGCACTTCGTTTGCCACCTTGTTGTCCGATTGTCATTGGTTCACTCATTTTGTTTAGTAGGTAAGAAAGATTCTGAACGCAGGGCTTCAGGTTTTTCGTGAAATCCACCCTTGCTCGAATCAAATAAGTTCCATTGACATCCCATGGCTAACGGTCTATCTCGACGAACATTCACCGTTCGAAGTTCGGCGTCCGGTGCAACCATGACAATGTGGTCGCGAGTGTATCGAATCAACTCCTTTTCATCCCGTGAATGAAGAGCTTGTTGATAGGTGAGACGACGCAATCCAGACTCGGTCCAGGACAGATTCACCAAATCATCCAAGTCAGTTCCGTGTGTGCCTCCCGAGACAATCAAGACCTTGTCCTTCAAAGTATCGACTGGAAGAGTAGGAATATTCTTGGTGGTTGAGACCAGTCGACGGCGCACAGTCGTCATCAAATGTTCAGCGATGCGGTTCAATACGATGGTCTTGTCGGTATGCGGCACAATGGACAAGATGAAGGGGTCATTCGATGGGAATGCATCGTTTGCAATGAGGATACACACCTGTTCAAAGGTAATGTTATCGGTCGCATAATCGTATCCATCATTTTGAGGATGAAGAGCCACTACTGGATGGTCTTGTTCATCGGAATACACATGGACTTCCAAGAGACGCACACCTCGAGCCAATGCAGTTGGAATGTCTTCAAAGACAGAGCCAGGCACATAGTAATCACACAAACGCTTACGAACAGACAACACCGGTTGGACTCCAAGGGATTCATCTTGTAAGAGGTATCCGATGAAGACAAGTAAAAGTACGACTAAGAGCCATTCCATTATTCTTTTGCGGATGATTCTTTCTTGGGCATCGTGAACAATAGATTGCGAAAGAGATTGACCACATCATCGGGCATCGATTGGTCCATCGGCAAGTTCATCAAACAAGCGTAATGGAAATACAAACAATACATACCACATTCAGAATCCTTGTATTGGTGTCGTGTCTTGTTGTAGGTCATCTTCATGGGCTTTGCGTGAATGCCTGTAGAATCCCATTGGTCTTTCCATCGTTTCATCAAGATTTTGATTTCCTTCTCGGGTTGTGCTGCGTAGGAATCGAAATAGGTGACACGAGGGAACTCCAACTCGGGGCGGACATCGCAAAACACTGCAACCCAATGTTGACCTGGACCATCGTGTGGGTCTGTGTTGATGACAATACCAAACTGCTGCTTTCCTTTGTCGTAGAGTGATTTGAGTTTCATGGAACACAATGCAGAGACCAAGCACTTTTGCGTTTCGGACTTCAAGTCAAAGTCGATGGGCACCGTTCCAATGTAATGGTAATCCGCAAAGACTTCAGTATAGTTACGCTCGACTGCATCAATGTCATCGGACGACAGCCATTCATATCGGTTCAACGACCATTCTTTGGGTGCCTTGGGTCTGCGTAAGAGACTGGACACAATACATTCAGCTCGACCCGTCTTACACTTTTCACGAAATCGGTCTTGAAGTGACCCCCATGTGTCTTCTGCAGACTCCTTTGGGATAGGTGCTTCACGTGGATGTTCTTTATTGTAGACTTGTCGTAGCCGTTCGATTTCGTCTTCGTCAAACACCGACATCCCTTGTTCAAAACGGACACTTTTAAACAAGGGACTGAACCTCTTAATGGACACTTTAAAGCCAATACTCACTCGCTATTTGGAAAACAACAAGCAACTCGCAGACGTAAACACTCGCGCAAAAGACCTTCGCGAACATCGACAAACCCTTGAGTTAGATTTAGCCGCTGCGTACACTGAAAGCACTCTACCCGCAAAGATTGAGTTGAATGCGTCAAAGATGGTGTTTCAAGTGAAAAAGCCAGGGGAATGGAAAAAGGGATGGTCGCTTTCAAAGAAGCAACTACAGAACTACTTGATAGAGATTCTTCCCGAACATGGGGAAGATGTAATGAAAGAGATTATGCGTCGTCATGAACGCACTTTAGTTGCAGATGAATATTCATTCGAGTTAAAAGCATTACTTGAGTGAGAGATAGGTCCTAGGGGGTGCTTTCTGTGCTTCGCGAATTTGTCGAAGCATCTCTTGCAGTTGTTGAAGGTCTTTTTCCACAGTTTGTAGATTCGTTTCTACCATGAACCCTGTATGGATTCTCGCGATACACGGTGCCATCTCTCGATGGGCGCGAACAACACGGGCAGTCAGAGTCACTAAAGCTTTTTCCATTAATGTATGATGTTGTCGCAAGATATTTTTAAATGAGAAAACGGACCTTTATACAATAAACCATAGAGTGTAATGGAATCCTATTGTCCTTATAACTCCTCCAATCGCCCATTCACTGAACGAGATATTCACAAACTCCTTCATAAACACGGTTTGCCACACTATCGAGCACAGAATGTGCGAGTGTTTCAGACCGCGATGGTCCATACAACGTATGTCCGTAGAACGGACTACACAACACCCGATGGAACGCCTGCTCAACTTGCACCCTGTCCAAATGGAGTGATGCCACTTCAAGACGAATCCTATGAATGCTTAGAGTTTGAAGGGGATTCAGTGTTGGGTGTCTGCGTTGCTACCTACCTTCGTAAGAAGTATCCAGAGAAGAAGCAGGGATTCTTAACCGATGCCCGTAAAGTCTTGGTGAATAATGAATGTATCGGACAACTCTCACGACAAATCGGTCTCGATAAGTTCTATGTGATTTCCCGTCACAATGAGGAATCTCCTGCGATTGCAGGGCGTAACAATACCAAGAAACTAGGGGATATCTTTGAAGCCTTTATCGGTGCGTTGTGGACTGACTGCGGTAATCGGTTTCATATTGTGTATACCTTTGTAACCTCTGTAATGGAGGCATACCTAGACATTGAAGAAGTGATTCATGAGACTACGAACTACAAAGACTTGTTTCAGAAACAGTGTCAGCGTGAGTTGAAGTTAACACCGACGTATGAAATGTTATCGAATGACCCGAAGAAGAATGAAATACGTGTTGCAGTGTGTGATGCGAATGGTAAGCATCTAGCCTATGGACATGGAAGCACACGCAAAAAGGCTGAACAGTTAGCCGCTAAACACGCACTCGAAGCTTCTGCGTAGTCAAGCGTCCTTTGCGATAGCGTTTCAGTGTACGACCTCGTGTATGAAGAACTGACTTGGTGCAAATCCCAATCGCTGCAGATTCCTTGTTCCGAGCCTTGACCGTTTTTCGCACACTCTTGACACACCTATTGAACTTGGACGAAATACGCATTATTTATGGTCTGGGAGAGAGTTTCGTCAGCTCTGCAATTTTTTGGAATTTGTTTCGCAACTTATCCACTTCGTCATCGCAGATTGCAAGGTCTTCACGAAGTTGAATAACTTCTTGATTTGAAGGAGACTCACTGACATACATGGACTTCGGGATTGATTTAGCTGGAACCACAGATGGAACCACAGGAGCAGGAGGAACCACAGGAACCACAGGTGGAACCGACTTACGTGTCTTCGACTTGACCTTTCGTGTCTTTTTCACCTTAACCGGTGCAGGAGCAGGAACCCCAGGAACCCCAGGAACCATAGGAGCAACCGATTTACGTGTCTTCGACTTGACCTTTCGTGTCTTTTTGACCTTGACCGGTGCAGGTGGAACCATTACAGGGGCAACCACAGGAGCGACCACAGGGGCAACCGCAGGAGCAACCGCAGGAGTGAATGCAATGGGTATGATTTTACGAAGATTGTTCGAGAAGTCTGCGTCATTCTGTGCTACAATACCCACAAACGCACCTAAGAAACGTTGGACCATTTCATTGTTAATGAGACCATCGTATTCCGAGGTTCCTATCAATGCCAAGGTATCCCACGACCGAGTTAGAACCAAGTGTAGTTTCTGTTTTCCTTCTTTCGTGGTTCGTTTCACGAGACCTGTGAAATAGCCTGTATTGTTGAGAATGGGTAGAATGAATTTATACTCACCTCGTTCCTGGACCCCCTTCGTGCTTTTCACCCAATCGAAATAGTCTTTGACCTTTTTCTCGTCACGAGAGTCGAATGCTCGTCCCCAATCGTGGGCGACCAGACGACCGTTCATAAACGCAATGTTTGCGGCATGTAAATCCGTGTGCATGAGTCCATATTCATTGAGATAACTCATTGCAACTGCAAGGTTCGCCATCGCACCTGGAAACTTGGTCTTGAAGTCTGGAGTGCCAATATAACGATAAAAGTCCTTCCCTTGTTTAGGTGTGATGAGATTGACCAGTGGTCCAGTCGAAAGACGTTTAACTTTACACGATTGTTGTTCGTCTTCTGGCTTGAATTTAGGAGTACACGAGTCAGACGCAATGTTGACAAAGTCTCGAATCCGTGGGAATACAGGTTCGATGTCTTTCAATACTTTCTGAACCAGGGCTTGCGTTTCGCGTTCACCTGAAGTAAGCGATACAATGCGTGAGACTTTGTTTTGGACATCCATTCCTGGATTCGGAGGGTCGCAGCTTACGGGAGGGTCGTACACACAGGTATCTGCGCCATTTGCAAGAAACTTACCACCATACATTGTATTTACGAAACACATTGTTGCGCGGACGTTGAAGTAGAATTTATCCTCCGAGAATATAAACATACATGGGTGGTGGTCTTCTTCAACTCGTTGCCTATGGTGCACAAGATGCGTATATCACTGGAAATCCTCACATCACCTTCTGGAAGGTGTTGTTCAAGCGTCATACCAACTTTGCCGTGGAGGCATTCCGCGTCAACTTTACGGGTATGCCTACCTACGGACAGCGTGTCGTAGCGATTGTCAACCGTAATGCAGACCTTATCTGGAAGACCTATGTTGAGGTCACATTACCTGCAACCGATGCATCTGCTGCTGTGAAGTGGACCGGAGGTGCTCAACGCCGTCTCGGATACCTCTTGCTCAAGCAAATTGAGGTAGAAATTGGTGGACAAATCATCGACCGTCACTATGGTGAGTGGCTCTATTTATGGGAAACCTTGACTGCAGACTTTGACACTGCCATCAAGTTGGATAGCATGGTAGGAGGTCAATACAATAGTGGAGATACTTCAACTATTTTGTGCCAAGGCCGCCCAAATGTATTGTATGTGCCACTCCAATTCTGGTTCAACCGTAACCCAGGTCTTGCTCTTCCATTGATTGCACTTCAATACCACGAGGTGAGATTCAACATCACCCTCGAGGATACCATCAATCTCGTAGAAGGTGAAGCTGCAACCGGTGCTTCATTGGCCGCTGCCGCTGCAGCTCTCCCTGCACTCAAGGACATGGCACTCTACATTGACTATGTGTATTTGGATGTTGAGGAACGCAGACGATTTGCCCAGGCAAGTCACGAGTATTTGATTGAGCAACTTCAATACTCTGGTCAGCAAACCATTGCCACTAGTTCAGGCCGTATCGATTTGACCTTGAATCACCCAGTCAAGGAACTCATCTGGGTCTTCCAAGATGCACGTTATACAGACTGCTCACTTCCAGGTGGTACTTCCGCCTTCACTCGCCCGTTCAGCTATAACGATATCGTCAACCGTGCTCGTCTCCAACTCAATGGTCAGGACCGATTTGACGAGCGATATGGTGACTACTTCTGGAAGGTTCAACCTTACCAACACCACACAGGCGGTGCATTCAACCGAGTCGTGAACACAAGTAATACAATTCCTACAGGTGCTAACCCAATCAACATGTATTCCTTTGCCATAAGCCCCGAGGAGCACCAGCCATCTGGCACTTGCAACTTCTCTCGCATTGATACCGCCACCTTGGTCTATGATAGTGTGATTGGTAGTGCAGGTTCATACCCTAGCAAGTCTTATCCTTACAACTTCCGCATGTATGCAATCAACTACAACATCTTCCGCATCATGAGCGGTATGGGCGGTCTGGCTTACAGCAATTAAATGTTCTAATAGTATATGCCACATTGGGGTTACCATCTAATTTTGAACGGACGCAACTGCATTCCTGCCTCGATTCGCTCTGCGCAACATATTGGAGTGTTCACATCCACACTCGTCAACCAAATCGATATGGTCGCTTACGGAAAACCTGAAATCGTGATGTTTGGAACCGGTAACAAAAAAGGATATACCTTAGTTCAATTGATTGAGACGTCTAACATTTGCGCTCATTTCGTAGAGGAGAGTGATGATATGTATCTCGATGTCTTTTCATGCAAACCGTTCGATGAAAAGGTTGTGAAAAAGGTAGTCGATGACTTCTTCTCACCCGCGACCGTCGATACTAAACTCATTCTTCGCGACGCTTCTACTCGCATGCAATAGATAATGAAAGTGTTAATGCTAGTGATTTCGAGCCAGACTCAACCAGTCTATCGTAATCATAAAGCGATTTGGGAAACCTACATGAAATCACACCCAGACATTGAGTGTTATTTCATAGAGTTCACTCCAGCTGTACTGTCTCCACTTCTTACTTCAACTACATTGTTCTTACGAGGACGAGAGACATATCCTGGTATTTTAGATAAGACTCTCAAAGCATTAGAGTATTTCACACGTCGTTCCCACTATGACTATGTCATTCGTACCAACTTGTCGTCGGTCTGGATTTTTCCGAAACTTATTCGCTTTCTTGAAAGCGCTCCACGAACAAAGCTGTATGGTGGAGTTCGAAACGACAATCAACCTTGGTCGTATGTTTCAGGTGCAGGGATAACCTTCTCATGGGATGTAGTTCAACTACTTCTTCAGAACCAACACCTCGTCTATGCAAATAAATTCATCGATGATGTAGATATTGGATTTGCGTGTGTCGCCTTAGGTATTCCAACAACTTCCATTCCTCGAGTCGATATCCAATCAGAAGAAGATATGTATAAAGAGGGATTCCAATACCGTGTTAGGTTTCTCACAGACCGAACACGAGAACTACCCTTTATGCGAAAGATACTGTCGATTTACTAACAAATGGGCATCCCACGTGTGTATTGGTATGTTCTCTTGATTGTGATGCTTGAAACCTTGGCGATGAGCTGTTTCAAGCGAAGCATTGACAATTCAGCCTTCTTTGCAGTAGGTGTGTTGTTTTATGCAGCCGTTGGATACTTACTTCGATTGACGATGAATACCTCTGGAATGGCAATGACTAATGCACTTTGGTCTGGAATGTCTGTGATGGCTACAACCACTGTGGGTATCATGCTCTTCAAAGAAAGTATTCACTTCCACGACTTGTTTGCGATTGCACTCATTGTGAGTGGCGTGATGATTTTGAAGGTAACTGACTAATGTCTATCGCAGTATTCGGAGAACACTTTCCGATACCCAAGGTTTGCTGCATCATGACCGGAGCAGGTCCTGAGGTGCATTGAACATGTTCGTATCCTAACGAATGACCCATTTCATGTGAAACCATATATTGACGATAGCGTTCCAACGGTAGTTTAGACGGTGCTGCACCGTGCATCCATCGATTTGCATTGAGCCAAATCTCGTTTCCACCCAAGGTCGCACACGAAAGAGAGTCTCCACACCCTTGCGTCTTCAAGGTTTTAGTACTAGATAACCGAATCGTCTTTCCCTTTCCAACCACAAAGGTATGGAGTTGGGCCCATCCTTCTGGGTCTGCTAAATAGATAGCGACTTCCTTTGCGAATTGACGCGGGTCATAGTCGACATCCGAATCGACTGAAGTCGTGTATCGAATCAGTCCCATTATGTAAAAAACAGGAAACTCTTTACATGAAGTAGTTGGGGTCTAGCTGAATAGCAAGATTCTCAAGAATTAACTGCGCGAACAAGGGAGAGATTTGACTTTGGTGAACGATTCGAACACGTACTCGCTCATTCTCGAGAGCGACACGAAAGGCAACTTGTTTCTGTGGGTTGATACATGCAGTCACTGCAACGACGTAAGCATTACCATCCTCGATAATTTCTCCTTTATAATGACCTTGAAGGTCCATGTCCTGAATCATATCGTCTACTGCGTTGTGGATATTATGCATTGTGAATACATGGAAAAATGACAGCACCGTCATTTTCCGTTTTGAAGAGTTACCAGCATTCTCGGTCGAAGAGAACACGGCATTCGACGTTGCAGAAGTTGCTATCACACGATGCTGAGCAGTAGCAGCATTTAGCTCGTTCAGTGTGAACTTCTTTGCAGAAGTTTGCGTAGTTGTTGACTGAGACTTGGATACGGTGAATGTCCTTCCATATTCCTTGTCGTGCAGCACGGTATGCACACTCGGCTGCAATCGAAGTGAATGCTTGTCTCCAGACTGCTTGAGCCTCAGCAAGTTCACGTGCTTCTTGCTCTGCCTTCTCGGACCAGAAGGATTCTACTCTCCATGCCTTGCGGCTGTTACGAAGCTTCGTATCAAGCGCAATCCATTCTTCGATTCCATCACCGTATTTCCATGGCTCGGCAACCATATCGCAGTAGACTTTGAACTGCGCATCCAACTCCACCATCTCCTTCTGAGTAACTTCAACCTGTGTAGGTGTGTAGTTCATCATGATGTCTCCCCATGAGCGAGAGTCTGTATTCCAGTTAATAACGGCGGAATGCCCTAAGCTTGTGATTTTCTCCACAGACAGATTGTCTCCCCTGGATACCCCTCGAGGTACCACAGAGTTCACCCTTTTACGTGAGTCGACTCCAACACGGGCCTTTGCGGGTGCCATCCGGTATATGGTTTTAGTAGCCATGGAGATAGCTTTGGCTGACTCAAATGAATCCGTTTTTGAAAGTTGGTCCATAGGATTCCTCTTGGGTCAAAAAAGTTCGGGATTTTTTGGGCCATTTTGGGTCTCCCTTCAGTTTCCTTTTGCCAAGTTTTAAAAACGGATTTGTGTTGTTCAGACATACTAACCTCCCCCTCCCCCACACAGAACACTCTCACACTCTAAAATGTCTCTCAAGCAACTCATCATCTCAGCAATCATCAAGGTCTCCGAAGAGAACCCTCTTCTCAACCACCCAGACGCCAAGACCGCAAACGAGTCTCGCGACCAGTTCATCCAACTCTTGATGAACGAAATGTTCCCCGAAGCCGAAGTCGAAACCACTCACATTACTGTTCCAGTCGTGCCTACTGAAGCACCTACACCCACCAAGAAGCGTGGTCCAATGACTGAGGAAGCCAAAGCCGCAATGAAGGCTAAGAAGGCAGCCAACGCAGCTGCAAAGGCTGAAACACCTGTTCCAGTCGTCCCTGTTCCTGTCGAAGCACCTGTTGAAGCACCTACACCTACCAAGAAGCGTGGACCCATGACTGAGGAAGCCAAAGCAGCAATGAAGGCTAAGAAGGCAGCCAACGCAGCTGCAAAGGCTGAACCAGTAGTCGTAGAAGCTCCTGCGGCTCCTGCCAAGGAGAAGAAGCCTAGAGCCAAGAAGGCTGTTCCAGAGAACACAAACCTCGCCAAGATTGACCCTACCTGGCGAAAGCACCTCAAAGCCGCAGACAAGGAGCATGCAAAGGAACTCGAACCAGAGCTCCTCAAGTATGTGAACAGCCTCTCTAACGAGGACTTCCATGCCAAGACCACTGAAGCACATGTCGCAGACTTCGTAGCTTCACGCTCAGACGGTAAGGTCGAAACAGACATGGAAATCGTAGAGTTCAACGGCAAAGACTACTACGTCAACCCCGAGACCAACCGAGTCTACGAGGGTGAAGGAGTGTATGACGAAGCCACACAGGAATGGACGAATTACTTGGCAGTCGGATATGTCGGTATGTCAACCTTCACACATATGAAGCTTTAAAAACAACTTAGGTGCAGCTTTTACGGAGATGAAGCTTTAAAAAATCTCCCACTTTTTTACTTGCGGACGACCGATGGGCGTGTCAATGCATCCAAACGGGCAACTTGTAGTCCAGGCATAGACCCTGGATAAAATGTCCACGCGATATCATTTATAGTCAAATTCGTAGTGATATCTCGTAATGCCTGTCGATAGGTGAGCCATTCATCTAGATTCGCAAGACTTTCGCGATTGTACGGCATCTCAATCCAATCGGTCTCTGTTAACTCTTTGTTTCGTCGTATACGAACTTGTGCTAGTGCATAAGAGAATTGGACTTCATCTCGTTTTGCACAATAGTCTTCCCATGTGAAGGGAGTAGAGGGTTGTTCGAACCCAAACTGCTCATTGAGTTCAATCATCGATTGAGGATTATCATTCAAACTTTTAGACACGATGGGGGAAGTCACTCCCAATTGAATTAGAATTGCGGGTACAAATGCCATTATAGTTAGATAGGATATAATAGATAGTATCTATCGTTGGTAGTGACTAAGTGGTTGGTCTCGAAGAAGTGTTTCCATATAGTAGTATCATTTGTAATGTCGAGTATGTTACTAGCACTAAGATTAAATAGCTGAAGCCGGCACTTGGGAGCTACTACATACCCTCCACCTCCTGACTGGTTGCCATAAAGGACAAATTGTCTAAAATTAATAGGAGTAGTAACACTACTGACTGAATAAAAAAGTGGAACAAATGTATCAAGAATTCCAGAAGATGGAGTACTGCCGACTGAATATCCAAGTGTTTGTAGTGAAAGACTATTAAGTCTTCCGCTTGGGACAATATACTCAAAATTAGTTGCAGCCAAACTAGTGACTGTTGCAGACCCAGCATTCAAACTAGTGACCGTTGTAGCTCCGAGTTGAATACTTGTGCTCAGATAGGATAAATTCAATCCATTGAATCCAATAGTAAGAGCACTCGAAGCCTGTGTAGTCACATATAGGTTGAGAGTTAAAGCGCCATATGCGCGAGCTGGAACAAGTAGTGAAGACGTATACACCTGCAAGGGTGTTGATAGATTGATAGATGTTGGACTCGTACTACCTATAGCCACACTGGTGCTACCATCCATAATTTGAAAGTAAAAACTTGCAGGACTTGCGGGAAGTACTACGGATGCATAGAGACCTAGAATCCATTGACCCAGAATAGAAGACGGAGACGTTGAGGGTAGAGAAAAACTCATAACTTTAGCATTGTTTACAAATGCTGGAATAGTCACATACGATGTAGTTAATTGCGTATTAAAGTCTGTATCAAGTGTACCTGTAAGTAACGTGCCCGCATAGGTTGAATCTCGGGTAGTTGTAATCTTTCTGATAATATGTGCAAGTTCATCAGATACATATAAAGTGTCGGATGTGTTACGCTGTATAGCAAGTCGACTAGTAAGTCCATTACCTGAAGTGAAGGTTGAAACTACACCATACTTATCTATCTTCCGCACTAGGGAGTGAAACCTATCTGCGATATACACATTATCGTCTCTGTCTACTTCTGCACTTTCAAGTAAGAATGAGAAAGTTGCTTCGGTTCCGGTACCATTTGAAGTACCGTTAACCCCCACTCTGCCTGCGAGTGTTGACACATTTCCACTTGGAGTGATTTTACGGACAAGATGATTACCATCCCCCACATACACATTTCCCGCCGAATCCAATCCGATTCCTATTGGACTACTAAACCGTGCGAGCGTTCCGACTCCATCGGTACTTCCAGATGTTCCAGCAGTTGCAGCGGTACTTCCTGCCAAAGTAGATGATACACCCGAAGAGTTGATTTTACGAACACGGTTTCCCGAAACTTCTGTCACATACAAAGTTCCTGCTGAATCCACAGTAATCCGCGCTAGGTTATTGAAAAAAATCGATGCCCCTGTACCATCGCCATATCCAGCAGTGGTTTGTCCTGCAAATACTGAGTCTACACCTAGTGAAGTGATTTTTATGATTTGATTACCTTTACATGCGAATATATTATCACTATTATCTACACATAACCCAGCTATACCTGAGATATTTACAAAATCAGATATAACTCCCGAAGATGAAACCTTACGGAGTTTGTTGAAATTACCATCGACCACATATACGGCTCCAGTTGAGTCTACAGCCATTGATGTTGGATTACTGAATCTTCCAACCCCTACACCACCGTTGGCAGTGCCCGATGATCCATTTGTTCCGGCAAATACACTCACCGTAGTCGTAGGGGTACCTGAATAGTTAAGTTTAAAGGTACGACCACTTGAACCACCACCACTATATTTGGAACCATTAATCGTGTTAAGCGATACATCTGTAATGGACGCAGAAGCAGCTGAAATTGCGCCTGTAGTAGTAATAGACCCAGTCGTTAAGGAACCTGCATTACTGATATTTCCCCCAGAATTCAAACTACCAGCTGTTAAAGCACCTGTAGTAGTAATAGCACCAGAACTAGCATTCAAACTGGCGACTGTCGTAGCACCCGCAGACAAAGTACCAGTTATTCTCACAGTTCCGCTCACATCGAGAGCATTTGATGGGTCTGGTCTACCAATACCCACTCCATTCGATGAGACTCGCATTCGTTCAACTCCAAAGGCAGATATCCCAAGTGCACCGCGTGCAGGTTTGAATATTCCTTCTCTGGAATAGATAGTACCGGTCACAAATTCTTCAAACCCAATTGCTGGTACTGCTGCAGTTCCAAAATCGGTACCAATTAATCTATTCACAGAGGCAGTACCTGTCGTAGTAATAGCTCCAGCTGATAAAGCACCTGTAGTAGTGATAGCACCAGAACTAGCATTCAAACTAGTGACTGTCGTAGCACCTGCAGATAACGTGCTTGTGATTCTCGCACTTCCAGTCACATCCAGAGTATGCAATGGGTCTTGATTACCAATGCCTAGTCTTCCAGCGGATGAGAGTCTCATCCGTTCATTTCCAGCAGTAGAAAATCCAAGTGAAGCAGCACCAGGTCTGAATATTCCATCTTTAATATTCATTTCTTCAAACCCAATCACTGGTTCTGCTGCACTTCCATATCCAGAACTAACTACTCTATTCACAAAGACATTACCAGTTGTAGTGATATTCCCAGCCCCAGCATCCAAACTACTCACATTTGCAGCTCCACTCGTTAAGGAACCTGCATTACTGATATTCCCCCCAGAATTCAAACTGGCGACTGTCGTAGCACCCGCAGACAAAGTACCAGTTGTACTGATAGCTCCAGAACCAGCAGCCAAACTAGCGACTGTTGTAGCACCTGCAGATAAGGTATTTGTTATTGCCGCACTACCTGCTGACAAAGCACCGGTTGTACTGATAGCGCCAGACCCAGCATCCAAACTACCAGCCGATAAAGCACCTGTCGTAGTAATAGCCCCAGACCCAGCATTCAAACTGGTAACGGTTGTAGCACCTGCAGATAACGTGCTTGTGATCCTCGCAGTTCCATTCACATCTAGAGTAGTCAATGGGTCTTGATTACCAATGCCTAGTCTTCCAGTGGCTGAGAGTCTCATCCGTTCATTTCCAGCAGTAGCCCATGCTAAAGTATTTGGAAAAGGAAGGAACATTCCACTCGATAAATCATTTAAAAATGTGTATGCAGGAACACCAGCAGTTCCATTCGATGAAGTACGGATAATTGCACCTGTCAAGTTGCCTGGAACTGAGAACCCACCGCCCGATGTGCTAATAGTTCCAACCGATAAATTACCGGATATGTTCGCAGTTCCACTCACATCCAACGTAAAGCCTGGAGTTGGTGTAGCAATACCTACGTTTCCATTTGATAGGATTCGTATTCGTTCAGTTCCAGTAGTAGCCAATGCTAAGTTACTCACAGCAGGAAGGAACATTCCACTCGTCACATCCGTTGTAAACGCATAGGGAGGTGCAGCGACTGTGCCTTGTCCTCGAAAGTTTGACGTTGTCACAGTGTTTACAACGTTTAAATTGGACCCATTGAATGTAAGGTTTGAGTTAGCAAACAGTTCATCACTTTTATCGGTCAAGCTCGTAATCACTCGATGGTCCAATTTGTTGAAGATGGTGAATAGATGAGGACCCGTTGGACCTGTGGGTCCAACATTAATGATTGTCGTGTTCAAATACGACAAGGTTGTTCCATTGAACCGAAACGTGAGTGGACTCAAGTCTCGAGTAGTTGCAAACAATTTGAGAGTAAGATTGCTTGTGTAGGTGCGCGCAGGAACCGTTAAGGTTGACAAAATGACTCCAGAAGATGTTTGTGCCACCGAAGTAGCTTGCCCAACTGCAACCGAGGTTGTTCCGTCCAATACTTCAAAGTAGAAACTCGCAGGAGTTGAAGAAATTGCAACCGATGAGTTTAATCCGAGCATCCACTGTCCAAAAATTGAAGTGGTTGCGGGCATAGAGAGTAACGGAATCGTAAAGGTTGCAATATGTGTGTTCGTCTTGCGTTGAGGAACCACAATATAGCTTGAAGTTGTAGCAATTGTGTTGAGTGGGGTAATCAATGTACCTGTGAATGGAGTGAACACATACTCATTTGGGTCTGACGCCGTGATAATAATCTTACGAATGAGATGGTTACTGTAATCTGCAACATAGAACACGCCGGTCGTTCCCACAGTAATACTATACGGACTATTGAATTGCGCTTGACTTGGAGAGCCGTTTGAATTTCCCGAACCACTCAATCCAACAAGAGTAGTCACCACACCTGTTGAAGTTACTGTGCGGATACGATGGTTTCCTGTGTCTGCTACATAGAGTGTTCCAGTTGAATCGATTGTAATTCCAACCGGTGAGTTGAATTGTGCAGCCACTCCAGTATCGTTTATGAACCCACTTGTGCTTCCAGCTAATGTAGAGACACCACCTTGTGCGGTGACCTTACGGATGCGATGGTTGTTTTTGTCTGTCACGTATAGATTTCGAAGACTATCAATTGCAAGACCTGTAGGAGTATTGAATTTCGCAAGTGTTCCTAAGTCATCTGTAGTGCCTGAAAGAGATTGCCCTGCTAAAGTAGACACTTGACCTGCCGGTGTAATGCTGCGAATACGATGATTCCCAGAATCTGCTACAAAGACGTTGCCTAGAGAATCTACTACGATTCCTTGTGGACTGTTGAATTGTGCGTTGATTCCAATTCCATCTGCGAATCCTGATACACCTCCTGCAAAGGTACTCACTACACCTGCAGATGTGATTCTGCGAATACAATGGTTGCCTGCATCAGATACAAACAGTGTTCCTGAACTATTGATTACAATGGCTGAAGGACCGTTGAATTGAGCACCACTTCCTGTACCATCTTTAGACCCTGGAGCCCCATCTCCTGCAAAGGTAGACACTACACCTACAGGTGTGATTTTGCGAATCACATTATTCCCAGCGTCCGCAACATACACATTTCCTGAAGTATCAACTGCTGTGCCTGAAGGATTAAAGAACCTTGCAGCGGTTCCAGGCTCATTTAAGATACCTTGAGAACTTCCAGCCAAGGTAGACACTACGGTCGAATATACGATAGGACCTGCAGAGGTGTGATTCAATTGAAAGGTCACTCCACCTGAAAGACCTGGAACACCTGTAGGACCTGTAGCACCTGTATTGGTTGCACTTCCAGCTGGGCCTACGGGTCCAGTTGTTCCAAGCCTACCTGTTGGACCTATATTGAAATACGACAACGCAGCCCAACGAGTTACACCATCACCGACTTTCATACGCTTAAAACCTGTGGTCTCATACCCAATCTCGCCTTGTGCGAGAATAGGATTAATAGATGTCCAGTTATCGGCCGTATCACGCCGAAGTTGGATTCGCCTGGATACCGACGACATTTATTAGTAACCTGATACATTTGATTAAGCACTTCCACCGTCCAATGGATTACCCTCATTTGCATCAATAAACTCAACAACCTTCAATGAAAGAAGACCTGCATCGACGTTCACAATTTCACCAGACGCATCCACAGTAATACACTTGGCACAATCGGTTGTAAAGGTTTTGGTGATGACTGTTGGAGGAACCGGTGACATGAATTCTCCCAATCGTACTTCTTGGTTTGGAAGCATGCGTTGGTCGCGACCACTTTGAGCTGCCAAGACTTCGGTATACTGTTTCAGTAGTGAAGTGTATGCGGCTGCACCGTCTTGTTTGCGTATCACACGAGGAAGGATGGTCGTAAAGCTCAGTCTTTCAATCGTAATACCGCTACTATCTTGAACATAAATCAAAGTGGACGCATTGCCTATGTTCACGGAGTTACCAGATAAGATATTGGTCAGTGGATTGAAGTCCAGACCAGGAGGAAGGTCTGAGTCTGCTACGAAAAAATACACATTTCCAACTCCACCTGAAGTTCCGAATTGAATCGACACAGGGATATACTGATACAATAAGAAGGACTTGGCACTCGGTGAACTCACGATAGGTCCATTTCCAACATCTCCTGTAATAAAGGTCAATGAAATATCCAAGTCTGTAGTAGAGCCAGTCGTACGAAGGTATTGAGGTCGTGTATAGGAAAGCATACGTAGTCCATCGTCTGTTGGAAAGGTCCCACTTAAATCCTCGGTTGTCCACGTTGACGCAGCTGCAGATATGTTAGGATTACTATAGAGTTTCAATGTCTTATTTCCTGATAAGTCTTCCGTTCGAACAAACACGTTCCAATTTGAACCATCGTAGTTCATTGACCCTATTGGTAAGGGACCAATCATAGGTGTTGACATATTACTGAACGGGTCACTGGTAAATAAAGTCACATTACTCCAGTTACTTCCGTCCGTTGAGTATTTCAACTTGAGGTCATAGGAACTAGACGATACACCGTCCAATCCTGAGGCTAACCAAGTATTGTTTGCATAAATGACTTCATATCCAATCATCGTAAAGTCATTGGTTCCATTGAACCAAGTTTCTCCTTTATCGGTTGAATACTTGATAGTGTCCGTTGAAAATCCGTAAGATAAGGTTGCACTTTCTGAATCTATACTTTTATAACCACTTGAACCTGTCGCAACCCAAATGGATGAATTGTCGAAATTGTAATAGGCAGTCTCTTTCACGAATCCTCCCACAACATCGTTGACCCAACTAGACCCATCGTCTAATGACCGAAGCATGACTGGACTACCTGCATCGTCTGTTAATCCTCCTGCCATTAACACTCCATCACCATATCCGAGCGCTATACCACCTCGAAGGTAGACATTTCCAGTATTCGTGTTACTATCGCGTGCAACCATGTAATTGCTGCCAGTATCTTGAATGAAACTCAACAAGTCCCATGTTGTCGCATTGTCTTCCGAATAAATGATGGATGCGCGATTCACTGCAAAGTCGTCCACTCGGATTCCAGAACACCACCACACTGGAAAATCAGTCTTCACTGCGAGTTTGGAACAACAGAGTTGGTCGGTATCAATAGGAAGAAAGTCATCTCCGGTTGCAGACCGCCAAATCGTATTCGATGCAGTTGCGACCACAAAGTTACCATTCACATTGCTATTTTTGATGAGAATGTCGAAGCCTTGTTTTACTGAATACTTTACGTTGGTAGACCATGTAACATCATCGTAGGTATAAAACTTATCTGCCGCCCAAAGGAAACTATAGCGTTTCACGATTGGACTCACTGTGAACGTAGCGGGTAGAGTACCAACCACACTGCCTGCAGTGGATGTAAAGGTAAGGGTTCCACTTGCAGGAAGAATTGGATTTGGAGGAATACTATCGCTCCAGTTTCCAGAGATTAATCCAGTGGTTGGATTGACCACAAGTCCGTAACTAGGCGATGCAACTGCATAATTGGTCACATTGGTTCCACTATACGAAGTGCTGGTCATTTGAATTGAGACTGGGTTTCCTGCAACAAAGGTGTATAGCGTCTGTGGGACTGTCATCAAGATACTATCCGGAATCAAGTTAAAACTGAAATCTCGTGTTCCGGACGCATATCCAGTCGTTGGCTCTACTGTGATGTTTCCAGCAATCGGTGTTGCGCTTAATGGGGTTCCTGTAACCACACCTGCAGGATTAATGATAATTCCTGTTGGACCGCCAAAAGTTGAAAAGTTAATGACATTGCGCCCACTCAAGGTTGAGACTGGAATCTGAAAGGGTGTAATCGGAATGTTCTGAATAAAGTTGAAGTTGCTCGAGACAACGTTTCCAATGTCGAACACATCGTTCAAGATTGAAAACTTAACCGTCCGACTTGCCGTTGCAGGCGAACCTGTGACCGTCGCGTTCACCGAAAGACTTGTGAGTGGAAATACCGTTGTTGGAATTCCAACGATGGTTCCATTGGACAACGAGAGTCCAGTGCCTGCTAAACCTGGAGCGGATAACACTACTGGAAGTTTGGAAGCTGCCTGAGCTGCAAAGGTAATTGGATAGGGATAGTATCCATCTTTGACTTGGTCAATTGGTCTGGACAAGATAAAGCTGTAACAGGTGTCGATTGCAGGTGTAGGACTGAAAAATGAAATTGTATCGGTTGTCACTGTAATCGGTGCCACAAGGTCGCGTGTTACTCCATTTGTGTTCGTTGCACGAATTGTGTAATTGGCTGAACTTGCAGTTATGGGTGTACCTGTGAGAGTTGCTCGAGACAAGGAGGCATCAAAGTTCAGTGATAAATCAGCTCGTAAGTCTGGTGAAAAGATACTTGAAATAGATGCATCCGTTGAGAAATAGGTGGCCGCACGAAAGACGTTTTGACCAGCGACCAATGGAACGCCAGTATACAATGTTTGAACAGATGTTCCCTCGTCAAACAAGACGGTTTCTGCGAATGCAAATGTCAAGTTTTGTGCGGTTTGAAGTAGAGGAGTTGGAACTATTCGGGAGGCCGTAATGAGGTAAACTAATCCACTAGAACTTGCTCCCGCATTACTGAATGCATAGGCAGCTGCTAACGTGGGTGTACCTGTAATGACCATTGTAAAGGAAGGGTCTGTCGGTGTAAAAGGAGAAGTCTGTAGATTGCCCAACGAATCTTGTGCTGTAATTCCGTCAGGAAGTGTTGGAAATGTATAGCGTGTTCCATTGGATATAATTGGAAAAGGTGGAATCGCAGTGAATATTCGCGGTGTAATAGGAGTTCCAATGGTCATTCCAGAAATGATAGGTGACCCATCAAGGTTGACTCGGAGTCGTTCATTACTAACAACCATATTGAATCTCGTAGTCACAACCTTACTTCCTCCGTCTTGAACTCCAATAATTTGGTAGTTACTAGTTGGAACCGTGACCAATGGAGTACCTGCAATACTATAGATATTAGATGCATTGCTCACAAACGATAATCCAGGAGGTAATGTTGGAATCGAAGTAGGTTGTTTCAATTTAAAAGAAGGAGCTACAAGCTGAATAGGAGTAATCGTTTCATTCTTAAAGAAAGAAGGTTGATTACTAAGAGGTAGACCCGAACCGTCTAAGAATCGACCAGGATTAATCTTCACCGTATTACTGGAGGTCAAAATAGACGAACCACTCACGGTTTGAAGAACAAAGTTTTCAGTTGTCCCTGCCGTTAGATTGGTAGATAAGTCTGAGACTGCAAACGTGTAATTCACATTCCCAATCTTAGTGAAATACAATGATGTAGGATTGAGTCCACCTGAGTTTATGACCGTTTGCAATGTATAGGTTAAGTTTGGATTGGAAATCGTATACGAAAATCCTTCGTATGCGAACACATTAATCACGTTGTTCGAGAACGGGAGTACCGTAGTCATTACTTATTCTTGGGAAGTAAAGCTTTAACTGTCTTCCGCTTGGGTTTGGGTGCTTCAACTACCGCAGCCTCCGGTGGAACGACTTTGAGTTCTTCAAACTTCTTCTGTGCGTCTTCAATGGGTAAATCACGGTAGACCATATCGAGTTTCAATCTCAAAAGGTTGGAGTTGCCGTCCATATTCTTCACTGCGAACATTTCGCACCGCAGAATACCATACTTGCGGTTCAAAGGGAATTCGCTTCTCTTCTTGGACTTCGGCTTGATGTGTAGTGTATTGAACCTTTAAAAAATAAGCAAAGCCTACTAAGACCAAGACGAGTAAGACAATGTTAAACGTCCATGAAGTTGCTTGTGCAAGTTCATCACGTCGTTGAAGAAGACTGTTTTCAATCCGTCCCATGTCGAGGATGAGATGGTTCATTGCTGTACTGTGCGTCTAGAAACTCCAAGGTTTTCCGAACCCACGGGTCGGTCACACACGGACAAATACGAATACGAGTTGGATAGACATAGACCTGACGAAGAATAGTATGTATTTCACGGCGTGACTTCCCTACGAGACAGATGTCCAACACAGTCTCTGAATATCCCAATAAGTCCATTATGCACTAGATTGTAAACTCTGTGTATACGGGTTCTTCTTGAATGCGTCTAAAATACCTGGGTTGTTGCGTTGAACATTGATGTCTTCTTGGAGGGGTTCAAAGAACTTGACTGAACCCATTTGAGCAGCGGTAGGTGCTTGTCCACCAAAGGTCATGAGTGGAGCCTCAAAGGAACGAGAATTGTTGAGGAGTGTCTCATCACGGTGAGTCTGGACATTATACGATTGAGGTCCCGCAGCCAATGCAGATGTACCACCGGAAGGTCCTGCAGGTGTTGGACGTCCTTCCACCGTCAATTTCATAAACTCTTGATAAGGTTCTGTGAAGGCACGAATGTAGGACAAGTAACCACCGGCTGCAGATTGAGCAGGCGATTCGTATTCGACCGAGGTACTCTCACGGTGTTGGACCTTCATCACTTGATTGGGGTAAATCGCAGACGCAACCTGTTGTCCGACTGCAGTATTCAAGTGTGGAAGTGAGCCATCCTTCTCTTGCAAGACTTGGAAGCGGTCTGGACGGTTCTTCTTGACAGGTGCTTGAAGACCCATGTCGGTAATGAAATGTGAACCTGGAATAGGGTCCGCAGAATAGGTAAGCTTGGGCTTGTTCTCTACACGCAATTCATCGGTGGTTCTGGGCAAGGCAAACTCACGAATGGAATCTTGCTGGTATCCACCAGAAGGAAGGTTGGTGTATCCGTCGTTCACACCCGGACCGACTTGAACCGGTTCAATGGGGAACACATTCTTGGTGGCAAGGGATGTGACCATACGAGACTGCTCGAAGTCTGTCTCAACCTGCTTACCCCATGGTAAACCAGTTCCAGCTTCAGGTTTGAAGAATGCTTCTGCTTCTTCTTTATGGAAAAAGGTGTTCTTGCCTGTACCTGTGTAGGTATCGAGAATTCCATCGGTTGCACCACTGTAGGTAGATTGAGTGACATTGGCTCCAAAGAAAGGAACCATGTTGTTATGTCCTTCAGAAGACTGGACTACATTGACTGAATCATTCTGTGTAAAGTCGGCAGGACTAATGAAGGTTTCTTTAGGATTTCGCTTTTTAAGTTGTTCTTCTTGCATTCGTGCAATCTGCGGCGCAAGGCTATAACCCAGCGCAGCTAATCCAAGTAGAAGGGCAACTTCCATCTTTGTTGTAAGACGGGTGATTATTTAAAGAGAGCCTACGAACATTAGACAGCGGCGTGGCGCAGAGGAAGCGCGATGGGCTCATAACCCATAGGTCGGTTGATCGAAACAACTCGCCGCTATTTTGAGACTCGTTTCGTGTTCTCATTTCGTGTAGTTTGGTTTGTAACAAACGGCTCCACGGCATGAAGTTGAGGTTTGAAGAGAAGCCATTGAAAAGGATAGGTTGTTTCCTGTCCTTTGGCTATCGGAATCTCAGTCTGTGTTTTCCACTTAGGTCGCTCGAAGAGTTTAGGTTGAACAGGTTCCATCTTAAAATGTGCCGACAAAATAATGTATGAACTCCTGCTAGTTCTTGTAGTGATTCTCTTTTTCACACTACGATACCGAGAAACCTTTGTCGTTAAATATGGAAATCCATTCAACGATGAAGACTTGTTATCCTTTGACCCTCACACAAAGGGGAAACGTATTTTTGCGATTACACCGGATACCTGTCCTACAAACAAGTCGGAGTTAGATGCAGGTTTGTGTTATGAAGCCTGTGAAGATGGATATCATGGTGTGGGCCCCGTCTGTTGGGCGAATACCCAGAATATTGGAATTGGTCGAGTCATTAGTTACCCTAGTTGTGCACAGCTTGGATACAGAATGCAGGATTATTGGGATGGTGGATTAACCTGTAACCGAAATCTCTATTGGGATAACTGTGCGTGGAAAAGTATCTTTGGTTGTGTTGGAGGTCTTAAAGGTGGAGACATGGAACGTAAATCACAACCCTGTTATGGTCATTCTGACCATAGAGACTACGTAGATGGTTTGTGTTACAGACAATGCCCTCAAGGAATGCGTCATGTTCCAGGCATGCCGTACCTGTGTTTCAAAGGAACTCGAGGACTTTCCTATGGACGAGGTGTAGGAGATATTCCACCAATCTTTGCTTGGGGGTCTTAGAATACTCTATCCGAATACTTTATCCCAGTGATAATCATCGCGTCTCTTATACATCTTACTAGTATGCCATTCTGGTTCTAAAATAATACCTGTTTCCAATCCATCATTACCTGCACGAATTGAAAGTTGGTTTGGATTGTTGTATTTTTGACCACGCTTCGTGTCTAACAGAACATTACCAATCCTGATACTATCTACAGTCAAATCCTTAGGAATCGTCGCTTGGGTTGCAGGTCCCACTTCGCCTCGAAGACCTTGGAGTCCTTGGAGTCCTTGGAGTCCTTGAGGTCCATCTTTACCATTTGCTCCAGTAGGTCCTCTAGCTCCATCTTTACCGGTAGGTCCTTCATTACCCGGACTACCCTTATCACCAGTAGGTCCCATAGGTCCTATGACTCCAACCGCAGAGCCAGCTGCTCCTGGAACACCTTGGTCTCCCTGAAATCCTCGTGGACCCCTTTCACCCTCATCTCCTTTTTCACCTCTTTCACCTCTTTCACCTTGGGGCCCTTGACCTCCGGGAGTTCCATTGATTCCCGCAATACCTTGTAAACCCTGAACACCTTGGTCTCCCTTGGCACCTGTCATACCTATTTCACCTTGTCCTCCACGAATTCCATACGGACCTTCCCAAGAACGAGCATTGTTTCCTAATCCTCCAGTCAAAGG